TTGTAATTTGCTAGCGTATTGTCTAGCCGAGTCTTTACTAAAACCTGCATCGATAGCACACTCTGTTGCTGTCTTTCTACCTTCATTGGTAACAAGTTCGTATGCAAATCTCATTTGCTGTTCAGTTAATTTTTTTGGTAAGCCCATTATAATTTCTTTTGCAGTTCTTTGACGTACTCTTCATCTTCTTGTTGTCTTTTCTTTTCAATAAGTTTCACGTGTTTTTGCCAAGACCATGAATTAATTTTGCCTGACCATTCCATCAGCCAGTGTAAAGTGGTATAAACTATCTTATCAAACATACTTGATATATAATACAACTTAGACTATATTGCAACCTATGTTTACTGGAAAGATATTAAGACAAGTTTTAGATAAATTTATGAAAGGTGAAGTCGCTGCCAATGCACGCGTCCAAGTCCTCCTGCCAAATGGAGAATTTTATGACATCAATGGCATGAAACTCTTGCAAAATAAATTAATAGGAGTAAGAGAATCTCATCGATTGGTCTTCACTGTGACTCCTGAAAAGTGGAAAATGGGAAAGGTAATTAAGAAGTTGTAGTAGTGAAACCAGAAAGAAAATTTTGGCATGAGATTAAAACGTTCGCTACTAAAAATAATTGCAAATTATCATTTACACGCTTGGAAAATAGCGCTGCATGGGGGACTCCTGATCTACTGGGGTATACTGTTTCTGGCCACTTTTTCACTGTCGAATTAAAAGTTACAAGAGGAAACACTGTTCGCTTTTCTCCTCATCAATTTTCATTTCATTGTAATCATCCACACAATACATTTATCTTGGTTAAGGCCCTCTCCCTTAACCAAGTAAAACTTTATGAGGGGAAGGTAATCAAGGAGCTTGACGCTTGTGGCTTGAAGCTTGACCCTTGCAGCTTGGGGCTTGAGTCTTGTCTTCTTCATCTTGAGAGCTTGTAGCTTGAGGCTTGGAGCTTGAAGCTTGTGGCTTGAGGCCCGGACCAGGCGAACGCTCTGATTCCTCCGTCGAGTTCTTTGAGCTAATTGCCCGGTCCAGTTTATTACGTAGCTTGCGTAATTCTTTATAATATTTTGGGTGTCTCCACATGTCAATGTTTACCGTAACAAATGTTTTTTATTTCAGGATCCCAACACGCTCTGCAATCTTTGCATTCGTTATTCTGATCTGGAGCTGGACAGGTTCTGTCCTCCGGTTTCGTTGAGACTGTTGACGTATGGGGCCAGCTTGCAATTGCAGGCTGGTCAATCATCTGGCCTGAAAATCTTATTACTAAATTTTTTGGACACTCTGGCAGGAAGTGCTTCACCCATGCCTCCCGCGTTGGCATCCAGTGCCTGGTGTCTGGTGTGAGCTTTGCAACAGCAAAAATTTTTAAAAGGTGCTCTTCATCCTGGACGTCTCCGCTGTCGTGCCATCTAAATTCTTTTGATTTTTTACTATTAATAAGCAATGCCATCGCACCAACCCACAGCGGTGATCGGATGGCCTCCAGCCTTCTGTATTGAGCTGCCTGAACCACGGGGAATACATAACAGCCTTTTAAGGCATAGCAGCCAGAACAGACAGAGCCTGGAATCTTAACAAGCTTTGAGCCAGTTTTACATTCTGCAGCTGGCAGGCCATAAGCCCAGCCAGGCATCTTAGAAGGTTTTGAAAGTCCTCCAACTATTTTTAATGCTTCGTTTGTTTTCATATATCCTATATAAACCTATATTTAAATTTGTCAAGCTTGCAGCTTGGAGCTTGAAGCTTGCAGCTTCAAGATCACTGATCCCTGGTCCAGAACGAATGGGAGAGATAATCCCAAAACTGGACCAGAGATCAAACTGATCCCAGGACCTGATACGTACTCTCACTGGCATCTAGTACGCCTAAAGCCAGATGTATTTGCTCAGGACCTGGGATCAGGCGGGGCATAGCTTAAATTCTAAGTTCCCCGCTTGATATTAAACAGCCTCTTTTAAAACCAGAGGTTGCTCAAATCTTATTATCGAGTAAGTTGTATTTTTATCTTTCTCGATTAGGTTGTATCCCTGAAGCATATCATTAGCTTTGTTGATATCCGTCGTATCATCAACAATTCTATAGCTGTTCGGGATATTTTCCCAAGTTATAGTTTTTATTATTAAATAAGTCATAGGGCTACTATATAGGATTATTTAGGATAAGCAAGGACATTATTGTCGCACCTAGTTTAGAATCATTCTAAACTGCCAGTAAAAAAAAGATTTGACATATTATTTTATATAGGATAAAAGAGGATATTAACAAGGAGTTAAATATGCAAAAAGAAAGAAAGATAACACTTAACGCAGAAAAGCGAAAAGTTATTGCAGATCAATTTCAAAACTTTTACGAAGATAAAGTAAAAGATAAATTGATACAGGCAAAAGAGCAATATGACACCATGCGAGAAAAAGCAAAAGTGATGATTGAGAAAGTTGTAAGATTTCATCAACCTCAATATGATGTTGATACAATTAGATCAATGATTAAAAAATATAATCGTGCCGGTGGCGAGTTGTATGAAGATAATTGTTTCTATGTTCATAATCCAATTACAAAAGTTGATGATGAGGGTAGAGAGTATGTTTCGCAAGATGAAGTTCATGTAAGATTTGACATGGGTAGAAAATTTGCAAGAGCATACTATCGTGATGAGATGAAAGCTAAAGGTTTAAATCCTGACTTTCAATTATCAATCAATGATGATTACTCAAAAAGAAATCCAAAATATTACAATGATGAAAGTGCATGTAATAAATTTTTAGGGTTTCAAACATCTTCTAATGATGATAAATCTATAACTACACCTAAATCAGAATGGGAAAATGATTTTAAACTTTGGACTATTGGTAGTTCTTATTGTCATTCACGAAATTATAAAGTTGATGAAAACGCATTAAACTTTTTTAAGATGTATGTTTCTTCTGCTGATAATGTAATTAAAGAACATGAACAGATGTATAGTTATGTTGAGGGCAAAATGAAAACTTTAAGACTAGGTTTAAAATCTTACAGAACATTTGACCAAGCAAAAAAACTTGCAGATAAAGTTGGAGTTGTTTTAAATGAAAGCATGATGAATGAGAGTTCTAGTTTAGCTTTATCAATTTATAGCCCTGATAATTTGGCTAGTTTATTGGAAGATAAAGAGGTCTTAACTAGAGATCAAAAAATCGCTATTGCTAGAAAACAAATGCAACAAAGTATAAATTAATAGTTGACAGGCTATCCTATTTAGTATAGGATAGCCTTATGAAAGAAAGAGAGGAAACAATGTTTTATATAACATACTATTCAAACAAAGATAAAAAGCATATAACAAGACGTGGCAAACATGATGACAAGTCTAGATTTGGAACATCTAAACAAGGCAAAGCTTATTATGTTTATTATGATCTAGACGCACATGGATATAGGACTGCGTCGCAATCGTGGAAAGTGAGGCACTAATGAGATTATTTACTTTATTAAGTGGATATGTACTTTTAATGTTAGGAGTTATCTTAGCAATACATTTTGATTTTACTATTGGACTATTAGTTTCTGCTAGTGGTTTCTTTATGTTCTGGGCAATGTTGCCAATGCATTCAGACCAGAATGAGAGGTTAAGAAGATATGACTGATTATAATTGGTGTCATGGTCCGAAGTGTCATACACATAAAACACAGGACCGAATAAGAGGTGTCAAAGGCTCAAAGGTTTTGAGGACCAGAAAGATTGCGCAGAATAGTTGGAACGCAAACAATGTCTGGTCCCATTTTTGTAGTCAAGGTTGTTACACAGACTTTATGCACGAACATTGGGAAGAACAGATTAGATTGCACCCCAGACCAGAGCCACTTGAAACACCGATAACTGATCCCAAGAAAACAACTCATACAAACGAAAGTAGGTGGGGCAATCATAGTTGGACCACAACTGATTTTGAAATAATAGGGGTTGACAATGCTTGACTTATCCTATATGATCCCAGATATGACAACAGAAAGAACAGAAGAAAGACGTAACAGATTCAATGGCGAAAGAGAATTCCTAACGCCAGAAGAAGCTGACTTACATGATAAAGTATTTTATCATGAAGCACTCGAACAGTGGGATGACATGCTAAAGGCAAAGGATAAGTTTAGTAGACTTAATCCAAAAGCATACATGACTTTGTTAGATTAATAGTTGATTACATCAACTATAGGTTGTGGCGGGGAGCCGCCGCAGCCACGCGTAGTGGTCCCAGAACCAATCCTAATTTTTAAAAAAATCTAAAAAAGCTTTTTTACTTTTACAAAAAGGGGTCCCAGACCTAACACTTTATGCTGTGTTTTGTAAATAAGTATGCTATAAATACTTTGTAAGGTTTCAAAATCAACCTGTAAAAATTTTGCGCAAAATTTTTTTGA